CCGAAGCGATGGTATGATGAGTACGATGGCAGAAGTGCAAGGCGTCCCGAGCGGGGCGCCTTTGGTGTTTCGAAGGTGGCAGTATGGCGCGACCCATGAGACCCTGCGCTCATCCCGGTTGCCCCGGTTTCGGTGAAAAACCAGGGACCATTCGCAACGTAACGCCGGGCGTACCCAACGTCTCTGGAGACAGGGGCAGCGGGCGGTGACGAGGCGACAACCGCCGGTGTTGTCGTGGAGCCGTCAGTGGTCTAAGGTTTGGCCGGGGACGTTGCGATACCACCCGGGGTTCACGGCGTCCAGCGTGGACGTCTATTCGGGGCCCCGGCTTTAATATCGGGCACGGCGCGCACATAGATAGGCCCGAGGCCCCGCGGCTCCCCGCTTACCCCCGGCCGCGGGGCTCGTCGCGCGCCGGGGGTGGTGCGATGCCGCATCCGTTCTACAAGACGACAAAGTGGGAGCGAAAGCGTAAGGCGATCCTCCGGCGCGACGGCTACATGTGCCGAGAGTGCCGGCGGTACGGGCGCACCACGCCGGCGAACACGGTACACCACATCGTGCCGCTGGAAGATCGACCGGATCTGGCACTAGATGACCGAAACTTGATCAGTCTCTGCGAAGAGTGCCACAACGGGATGCACGACCGGCACACAGGCCGCCTCACGACCAAGGGGCTAGCCTGGGTAAACCGCATGGGTCTAGGCGCGAGGGTCGTCCTAGTCTGGGGACCGCCAGCCAGCGGCAAGACGACATACGTCCGAGAGCACATGCGGGACGGCGACATGGTCGTCGATCTCGACCGGATCAAAGAGGCCATCAGCATGCGGCATCGCTCCGAAGTCAGCGACGAGCTGCTTCCGGTAGCGTTGAGCATCCGGGAACACATCTACGGCTTGATCGAGCGCCGAGAGATCCCGCTTGGAACCACGGTCTGGGTGATCGCAGGTCTTGCGGACATGGCCGAGCGGGACGAAGTGATCCGGCGCCTCAAGCCTGATCGGATGGTGCAGATGGAGACACCGAAAGACGAGTGCATACGCCGGGCCTTGGCCGATCCAGAGCGGCCGGACAAGGCGCGGCAGGTCCAGATCATCCTGCGGTGGTTCGAGAAGTTCGCGCGCTGATCCCCCCCCGGGGGCCACTGCGAAATCGTCCACGTACGGGACCGGAGGCGGGCGCCCCGTCCTCCAATAGCGCGACCGCCGAGAAACTTTTTTGGACGATGGGAGGTGTCGATGTGGCGAAGGCTGTGAAGATCCCGTCGAAGGAGGCTGTGAAGCGGGCGACGATCCGGGACATGAAACAACTCGGCGTCTACAAGCCGGAGTACAATCGCCTCATCGACATCTACGCCGGCCTCGTCCATGAGTACTTCTCTCTCCTCGATCGATTCGAACAGGAGGGCCGACAGTATACAACGTTCACGGCGGCCGGGGGAACGAAGAAGAGCGCGATCGTCGCTGCGCTCGAGGCGTTGCGAAAAGACATACTGCAGTACTCGGATCGGCTGTGCCTGAACCCGAAGGCTTTTGAGAACGTCACGGTGGAGACGGCCAGCGCATCGAAGCTGGTGAAAGCGCTGGCTGAGCTCGACAGGTGACGAAGCCAAAGCACTTTCCGGCCGTGCTGCAGTATGTCGATGATGTGATTTCCGGCCGCAAGGTAGCGGGCAAAGAAATCGTCCAGGCGTGTGAGCGCTTCCGGCGCTATTTGGAGAACCCGGCCTACGAGCTAAGACACCGGGACCCCGAGTTCGTCATTGAGATTATCGAGAAGACCTTCGTTCATGACCAGGGCGAACGGCTGGACGGCTCCCCGCTCAAAGGGGAGCCGTTCCTCTTGGAGCCGTGGCAGAAGTTTATCGTCTACAACCTGGTAGGGTTCTACCACCGGGGGACGAACATCCGGGTCTTCCACGAAGCTTTCATCTTCGTGCCGAGGAAGAACGGCAAGACTCGGTTTGCCGCGGCGCTGGCGTGGGCGTTGGCACTGCTCGAGCGGCGCTCCGGCTCAAAAGTGTATATCGTAGGAGCCGCCCTCCGCCAGGCGAGGCAGAGCTTCGAGTTCATCCTGCACAACCTACGGGAGATGGGCGAGGCCGAGAATTTCAGGATCCTCGACAACAACCAGGAGTGCAGCATCCGGGGAACTATCGGCGACGGGTCGATCCACATCGAGGCTTTGGCGGCGAGCCCCGAGAGGCAGGACTCGCTCAACTGTAACATCGCCATCGCCGACGAGCTCCACGCCTACAAGAGCCCAACGCAGTACAACGTGATCAAAGAGGCCATGAAGGCTTACACCAACAAGCTTATGATCGGGATCACGACCGCCGGCGATAGCATGAACTCGTTCTGCTACCGCCGGCTACAGTACTGCAAGAAGATCCTCGACGGCACGGTGACTGACGAGCAATACTTCGTCTTCATTGCCAAGGCGGACGAGGACGAAAACGGCGGTGTCGACTACACGAACCCGATCCAGCATGAGAAGGCGAACCCGAACTATGGGGTGACGATTCGGCCCGAGGACATCATGAATGATGCCCTGCAGGCCCAGAACGACCCGCAGCAGCGCAAGGACTTCCTGGCTAAGAGCCTCAACATCTACACCTCGGCGATGAGGGCGTACTTCGACATCGAGGAGTTCCGGGCCAGCGACCGCAAGTATAACTGGACGCTCGATGACCTCTCGAAGCTGCCCATCGAGTGGTACGGTGGCGCCGACTTGGCGAAGCTCCACGACTTGACGGCCGCCGCCTTGTACGGGACCTATGGCGACGTGGACATCGTGATCACGCACGCCTTCTTCCCGATTGTGGCGGCGCACGTCAAGGCGAACGAGGACGGCATCCCGCTCTTCGGGTGGCAGGATGATGGCTGGCTCACGATGACCAACAGCCCTGTCACCGAGTACGAAGAGGTTATCAAGTGGTTCGTCCGGATGCGGGAGCGGGGCTTTAAGATCAAGCAGGTCGGTTTCGACCGTAAGTTCGGCCGCGAGTTCTTCCTCGGGATGCAGCGGGCCGGCTTTCGAATCGAGGATACGCCGCAGCTCTACTTTCTCAAGAGCGAGGGCTTCCGGCGGATCGAGGCCAAGGTGAAGGCGGGGAAGTTCTACTACCTGCACTCTGAGGCGTTCGAGTACTGCGTCCAGAACGTGCGGGGAATCGAGATGGTGGATGACGCCATCAAGTATGAGAAGATCGAACCTACGCAGCGGATCGACCTGTTCGATGCCGCTGTTTTCGCGTGCATGCAGATGCTGAAAAACCTGCAAAAGAGCAGCACGGCGCAAAGATGGCTGAAGGGAGGCGGCGGCACGTGAAATGGCTGAAAAGAGTTGGCCGCCTCTTTGGCCAGCGAAACTCTCATTGGTTCGTGACGTTCGACAGTCTGGACATCCCGGGCTACACCCGGCTCTCTGACTGTCCCGAGGTCCGTATCGCCGTGCGGCGGATTGCGGACCTCATTTCGAGCATGACGATTTACCTGATGAGGAACACGCCCGAGGGCGACGTGCGGGAGAAGAACGAACTGTCCCGGAAAATCGACATCAACCCGTACAGTCTCATGACCCGGAAGGCGTGGGTCTACTGGATCGTCCACACCATGTTGCTCGAGGGGGATGGAAACGCCGTGGTCTACCCTCGAATCGTGGACGATCTGATCGATCAGCTGATCCCGCTGCCGCCTTCGAAGGTCTCGTTCCACGGAACTCCCGACGGGAGTTACGTGATCCGCTACGGGGACACGGTCTTACAACCTGACGAAGTGCTACACTTCGTCCTTAACCCGGACCCCGAGGAACCGTGGCGGGGCCGGGGCTTCCGGGTCGTGCTCAAGGACATCGTGCGTAATCTCAGGCAGGCGGCCGAGACGAAGCGCAGCTTCATGTCGGGCAAGTACATGCCGAGCCTCATCGTCAAAGTGGACGCGGCGACAGCGGAGCTTTCAAGCGATGAGGGGCGCAACGCCGTCTTCAAGAAGTGGCTTGAGACGTCGGAAGCGGGGCAGCCGTGGATCATCCCGGCTGAATTGCTCGACGTACAGCAGGTCAAGCCGCTATCACTTCAGGACCTGGCGATTAACGACGCCGTCCAGCTCGACAAGCGAACGGTGGCCGGCATCTTCGGGGTGCCGGCCTTCTTCTTGGGCGTCGGCAACTTCAACAAGAACGAGTACAACGCCTTTATCGACACGACCATCTTGCCCATTGCCAAGGCCATCGAGCAGGAGCTGACACGCAAGCTCCTCTGGAGCCCGGATTTGTACTTCCGCTTCAACCCGAGGAGCCTCTACGCCTACGATCTCGTCGAGCTCACGACGGCCGGGACGGCGCTCATCGACCGCAACGCCCTCCGTCGCAACGAGATGCGGGATTGGATTGGGCTCAGCCCCGATCCAGAGATGAACGAGCTGATCGTCCTTGAGAACTACATCCCGGCGGACCTCTTGGGCGAGCAGAACAAGCTCAAGGGGCTGGCCAAGGAGTTGAAAGGTGGTGGTGGCGGTGAGTAGAGACCGAAGGCAAACCCGGGCGATCTCCTCCGGGCTCCAGACTCGTGATGAGCCCGAGATGGTCATCGAGGGCTACTTCATCGTGTTCGGCCAGGAGACGGAGCTTTGGCCCGGCGCTTTCGAGGAGATCGCACCGGGGGCGGTGGGCGAGTCGCTCAGCAACGACATCCGCGCCTTGATCAATCACGATACGACGCTCGTGCTCGGGCGGAACAAGGCGGGGACGTTGGAGCTTAGGGAGGACAGCTACGGCTTGTGGGGGCGTATCAAGATCAACCCCCGGGACTCGGACGCCGTGAACCTCTACGAGCGGGTCAAGCGCGGTGACGTCAACCAGTGCAGCTTCGGCTTCAATATCCTCGAGGAGATCACGGACTGGCGGGACGACGGCACCGTGAAGTGGACCATCACCAAGCTCGACCTGCACGAGGTGAGTGTGTGCACGTTCCCCGCCTATGAGCAGACCGGTGTCCAAGCCAGAAAAGCTGAGGTCGAACAGCATCGCAAACGGCTGTTTGAGGCTCGAAAACTCAAGCTGAAAGAGAGGTTGAGGGCGGTATGCTGAGGCAGCTCATGATCTCGAAGAAGCTCGGCGCGGCAAGGGAAGCGCTCGCGGCTTTGGCTGAGGAGGAGCAGAAGCTCCAGACCCGCGCCGAGGAACTGGAGGCGGCGATCGAGGAGGCCAAGACCGACGAGGAGCTCCAGGCGGTGGAGGAGTCCATCGCCGAGCTCGAGGGCGAGAAGGCCAAGCTCGCCGAGAAGAAGAGCCAGCTGGAGAGCGAGATCGCCGAGCTTGAGAGCCAGCTCGAGGAGCTAAAGTCGAAGGACCCGCAGCGCTCGAACGCCGGCGGGCGTGTGTCGCAGGAGAGAGTACGAAACGTGGGAGGCGATGTCGACATGGAGATCCGGCGGGGATTTTTCAAGGGATTCCGCCGCGGCGAAGTCGAGGCCCTGCTGGTGCGGGCCGAGGTCAAGGAGTTCCTGGATGCGGTCAGGAGCAATATTGGGGAAGCCCGGGCGGTCTCCGGGGCCGAGCTCACGATTCCGGATGTCCTGCTCGAGTTGCTGCGGGACAATTTGTACCGGTACAGCAAGCTCATCACCAAGGTCCGGGTCCGGACCCTGAGCGGCAAGGCGCGACAGAACATCCTGGGCGTCGTGCCGGAGGCCGTCTGGACTGAGATGGTAGCGAAGCTGAACGAACTCAGCTTCGGATTTAACCAGGTTGAGGTCGACGGATACAAGGTCGGTGGGTTTGTCCCGCTGCCCAACTCGATCCTCGAGGACAGTGATATCGCGCTGGCGAGCGAAGTCCTTGACATGCTTGGCCAGGCGATCGGCCTCGCGCTCGACAAAGCGATCCTCTACGGCAAGGGCGTCAAGATGCCGCTCGGCATCGCGACTCGGCTCGCGCAGACCGAGGAGCCGCCCAACTGGGGGCAGCATGCGCCCGAGTGGACGAATCTGACGGCCACGCACCTGATCTCCATCGACCCAGACGGCAAGACGCCGGAGGAGTTTTTCGCCGAACTCGTCCTGGCGCTGGGCACGGCTCGTCCCAATTATGCCACCGGCGGCACATTCTGGGCGATGAACAGGGCGACCAGGATGAAGCTCC